CTAAGAACGACGACTTAATACGAATTATTAATTTTGTCACCTGGTTGCGATTGGAATGCGATTTTAATTCAATATACCTTTGGGATTACAAAGGTCAAAATTTAACCTTAGAGGAATTATTAACTATATATCGACAAAAATATGAATAACAAAGAGGAATTAATTATAGAAATAATGGCTTGGATTTCAGTTATCACGTTAGCCGTTTCGTTAATTATAATAATGACAGCGTAATAATTTTGTCAGGTAAATGATGGAAAAAACTTGACATTTAAAACCAAATAAGATTATGAAAATAACTATTGAATGCTACGACATAACGCACAGCGTTGAAACGCAAAGAGACGATTTAACTATCGACGAACATTTGCAAATTATCTACGGATTATTAATTCAGTTGACTTTTAATTCGGAAGTAATTAAACACGGATTACTCGATTTGGCTGAGGAGATAAATAATTCAGCAATATGACTGAGCAGCAAATCCAAACTAAGATAAAAAAGAAACTCCAGGCTCAAGGGTATTTTGTAACCAAGTTAATAAAAACCTCAACAAATGGCATTCCGGATCTCTTAGCTATAAAAGACGGAAAGGCGACGTTTATTGAAGTAAAAAAAGAAAATGGTATATTATCACCTTTACAAGAATTGAGGCTTTCAGAGCTTAAAAAACACGGCTGTTTTGTGTATGTTTGGAGTGATTGGAATGTTGAATTTAAAAATAAATAATTTATGCTTACAATAACCAACGAGGATAATATGGAGCTAATGGCTCGCTATCCTAATAATTATTTTGATTTAGCGATTGTAGATCCTCCTTATGGTATTGGCGAGGACGGACGAAAAGGAGTTAGAACTAGTCCAAGCAGACCAAATTCATATAATAAAAAACCAAAATATACAGCAAAAAATTGGGATAATTCCGTACCAACAAAAGATTATTTTGTTGAATTATTAAGAGTTTCAAAAAATGTTATAATTTGGGGAGCTAATCATTTTATTGAAAATATACCAAATCAAAACACACCTTGTTGGATTGTGTGGGATAAAAAAAACGAAGGTACTGACTTTGCAGATTGTGAGTTAGCTTGGTCAAATATGAAAACATCCGTGAGAAAATATAGAATACATAAATTTGAAGGAACTCGAGGAGGCAAGGATTGTATACACCCAACTCAAAAACCCGTCGCTCTTTACAAATGGTTACTCGATAAATATGCAAAGTCCGGAGATAAAATACTAGACACGCATCTCGGTAGTGGCTCAATCGCTATCGCTTGTCATGATTACGGCTTTGATTTAACCGCTTGCGAGCTTGACAAGGAATATTATGATAAGGCAATCGAGAGAATTAAAAATCATACAAATCAAACAAAATTGTTCTAAATTTGTTACAAAATAACTTTTTACCGTTATATTAATATATTTACTATATTTGTCAAATGATAAAACCGTATACAATATCGACTCAAATGTGGTTGGAGCAAGAAGACGACAATCTCGGACTTAATGGCTCTTTTGTAGATTTTAGAGTCAACGTCGATAGTATTGACGGATATTGGATTGAGTCACCGGACGAAATAGTTATAATTGTTAGAGGAACGGCTTACTATATTGAAAATGAAACTCACGTTTTACATTTTTTAAGTGAGTTTTTTAATCCAATGCGACTTTGATAATTAACGAACTCGCTAAAAAAGACGCTCAGTGGCGAAAAATGGCTTTACAGATTTGTAAGTGCAAAGACTTAGCGGACGAGTTGACTCAAAATATGTATATTAAACTCAGCGATAGGACGACAATGGTTTCCGACGGCTATATATTTGTAACTTTGAGATCATTATTTTATGACTCTCTTAAAAATAACGATATTTTAATTGATGACTTTAGTAAGTTTGAAATTGAAGAGGAGGAATATAACGACGGAATTGATTACTCAGAGCTTTCAAAAGATTTAACCTGGTATGAACGCACAATGTTTGAGCAATCGACGCTTATAGGTCAACGAGAACTCGCTAGACAAACCGGAATACACATTCAAACTATTCACCGGGTTAATAAAATGGTAAAAAATAAACTAAATGGCAAAAAGAAGGACTAAAAAAGAAATTCAAGGACTTGGTGACGTTGTCGCCAATCTAACCTCAGCGGTTGGAATTGAGCCTTGCTTAGATTGTAAGGAGAGACAATTCTCTTTAAACAGACTTTTTAACTTTAAAAAGGTTAAGTCTGAAATGACTCCAATTGACAAAGAACATTTTACTCTATTTTTAGAGGCAAAAGGTCAAAGAGTAATCGAGGGAAAACGTACTGAGTTAGTTTTCGAGGACGTTGACTATTTAAACGGACTTTATAAATTCTATTTTGGAATTGACAATTCTAATTGTCCGAATTGCTCAAAAGTTCACGAAACGATTATCAAAGACTTATTTAAATTATATAGTTTTGAAAGTAACTAAAAAACAACAACAAGCCGAATTTTATAAATTCCTCGATGCTGTAATTGAAAACGCACCAGCAGACCTCTCAGTGAACGAAATTTGGATGCCGGACAACTTATTCAAGTTATTAAAAACGAAGTCTTACAAGGGCTTTAAAATGTTCACGTCGATGTTTTTAAAGGATAACGAGGTAATTTTAGGGAGATATAATGGAAACGCTCAAATCAATTAATTGTTTTGGATTGAAAAATGGATAAAAGGAAATTTAACGGAGGAAATTCAACCAAAGCCGTAAGACCGGACGACAAACGTCTAATGACAAAGTCCGAAATGCAAGACACTTACGAGCGATTGAAACCTTTTTTACCGGAGGCGATATTGCAACTCGAGGCAGCGATGCAAGCCGGAGAGAAGTGGGCGATTGAATTGTGGTTTAAATACTTCTTTGGAATGCCAAAACAAACTATCGACCAACATATTAGTATTGAGAAACCGATTTTTAATTCCTTAGACTTGGATGTTCCAGAAAACGACGGCTCAGAGTAAAATTGCCAAACTAAGAAAACGAGTTAGGATTGTGCAAGGTGGGACGAGTAGTTCCAAAACGTTTTCGATATTGCCCTTACTTATTACTTACGCTATTGAAAATCCATTTTCGGAGATATCAATAGTTAGTGAGAGCATTCCCCATTTAAAAAGGGGAGCTTTAAAAGACTTTCAAAAGATAATGCTCCTAACTGACAATTATAAGGATCAAAATTTCAATCGGTCATCCTTAAAATATACATTCTCGAATAATTCTTATATTGAATTTTTCAGCGTCGACCAACCTGACAAACTTAGAGGTGCGAGACGTGATATTCTATTTATAAATGAGTGCAATAATATCGACTTTGAAAGCTACCAGCAGCTCGCAATACGGACCAAAAAATTTATCTATTTAGATTACAACCCAACAAATGAGTTTTGGGTACAAACGGAACTATTAAACGATCCGGACTCTGACTTTGTCGTATTAACTTACAAAGATAATGAGGCGCTCGATCCGGCAATCGTTCGAGAGATTGAAAAAGCAAAAGACAAAGCGTTAACTTCGACATATTGGGCAAACTGGTGGAACGTTTACGGACTCGGTCAACTCGGATCACTTGAGGGAGTGATATTCCAAAATTGGGAGCAAATCGATACTATACCAACGGAGGCGAAATTCTTAGGTAGTGGACTCGATTTTGGTTACTCGAATGATCCAACCGCTCACATTGCTGTTTATGATTACAATGGTAAAATAATCGTTGACGAATTGATTTATTCGACCTCACTTTTAAACTCCGATATAATTCGTTTAATGAAACAGGAACGCACGGCTCCAATTTGGGCAGACTCAGCCGAGCCGAAATCAATCGAAGAGATAAGACGCGCCGGTTACAATATAAAACCGGTTGTCAAAGGTGCCGACTCAATCAATTACGGAATATCGGTATTGCAGCAAAAGGAAATCCTAGTCACTAAGTCAAGCACCAACCTAATTAAAGAGCTAAGGAATTATAGCTGGGACGTTGACAAGACCGGTAAAAAATTAAACAGACCAATCGACGAATTTAACCACGCGATTGACGCTCTTCGTTACTTCGCAATGATGAGCCTGGCGATAAACAAATCGAGACGCTTAATAATTACGTAAGTTATTACGTACATAAATTTAAATATTGTACGTTATAACGTACATTCAAAAAAAATTAATAAACAAAATCACTTTTTTTAGTTATATATATATGAGAGTAGTAATTCCAACGGATTTAAAGGAGATTAAATTGTCTCAATATTTGAGATATTTAAAAGTATTAAAGGACAACCAGGACGATGAGACGTTTGTTTGCATTCAAATGGTTGCGATATTTTGTAACTTGGGCGTGGCCGACGTTATGAAAATACCGGTTAACGATTTCGCTGAGATAGTGGAGCAATTGGCTAAGGTATTGGATCAAAAACCTCAAAGAGTTAAGACGTTTAAAATGGACGGAGTGACTTATGGTTTTATTCCTAACTTAGATAAAATGACACTAGGCGAACATGCAACGATTGACTCGTTACTAGGAACGGATGAGAATTTAAGTTTATTAATGTCGGTTTTATATCGTCCAATAACTAAAAAAGTTTCTGAGTTTTATCAGATTGAGCCTTACGACGGAGACGAAAGCAAAGCGGAGTTATTTAACGATGTTAGAATGGACGTAGTAATCGGATCAATACTTTTTTTTTGGAATTTAAGCAAAGAATTATTGAGCAATATCCTATTGCATTTGGAGAGCAAGGCGATGAGGGAGGGGAAATCTCTCGAGGAGGTTTTGGGGAGCGCTGGGGTTGGTATCAATCATTTGTTAGACTTGCGCGAGAACTTGGACTCAAACCTAGAGAAGTTGGAGGCGAGCCTCTTCACGAGTCACTCACGTTATTATCTTACTTAATCGACGAAAGCAAAGAGGAGGCAAAACAAATTAAAAATCACTTTAAAAAATGAGAGCATTTTATCAGGCAATAGAATATATTAAGAGTACGTTGGAAAACGCACCGCTTTTAAATACCATAACTCACGGCACAGACATAATCGACAATGTTAAGAAAAATATTTTTCCGCTGGCTCATATTAATATACTCAGCTCTTCAATCAATAACGGAGTTGTTAATTTTACTTTTGAGGTGGCTGTCGTAGATATTCGAAATATGTCAAAGATAAACGCAAACGATAAATTTCTCGGGAACGACAACGAACTCGATAATTTAAATACGTGTCACGCAATCCTAAATTTTATGATTACTCAAATGAGATTGCAAAGAAACGACCAGGATATAGAATTGCAAAACGATCCGACTTTGCAACCGATTTTATTAGCGTTTACGAATGCCTTAGACGGTTGGAAATGTGATATTGAAATAAGCGTACCAAATAACGATTTTAGTGTTTGCTGTAATGGAGACTAAAAACGTACAGCAAGCTTTAAACGAGTTCGGACAATCGGTAGTCGATAGGGCGAGAATGAATTTAAAAACCGGAGGACGTTACGGAACTCATAACGCATCCGGTCAATTATCAAAGTCGTTAGATTACAAAGCCAAAGAGAGTAAAAATTCAATCGCTTTTGATTTTTACGCTGAGAGTTATTGGAAGGAGTTAGACTTCGGAACGAAAGGAAGTGAGTCAAGTTCAAAAGCTCCGAACTCTCCATATAAGGCAGCCGCCTCAAGGGGAGCGATTGACAAGTGGGTTATTCGCAAAGGCATACAAGGAGTTCGAGGCGCTGGAGGTCAATTTGCAAATCGTAAAATGATGGTTACCTCGATAACAAACTCGATTAATAGAACGGGTACTTACGAGACGAGATTTTTTAGGAATGCCTTTGATATTCAGTACAAAGATTTTGATAATAATATAGTTGAAAAATACGGCTTAGATTTGGAGTCGTTTTTAAAATTTACTTTAAAAGATAATTTATAAATGAAAGTAGTAAAAGTAAGAAGTCCGTTTATAATTGAAATCGATGAGGCTACTCAGTTGGGATCAAAGATTGAGATATTCATTTGGAATTTTGGAGACTCAGAGCCAGCGACTCCGACATATACATTAAGCAAGCCAATTCCGACGACAGCGCAAAGACATACGAGTTATAACGTTTCCAATTTTGTTAAGGAATATATTGATAATATTGCACCGGTTTATCCTAATTGGGTTGGTACTGATTATCCGGAAAATTACGCTTTATTTAAAGTGAAACGATACTGGTTAGACGATGAGGTTTACACTTTACTCGATACAACTCAATACGTTGGAGTCAATGGATTTACGAATTATATGGACGGTTTACAAGTTACAAGTTATACAGGAATAAAACTTTTATTTAATCCGGACATAAAAAACAATTACGAAATTCAAAGCTCTTATCCAATTAATACAATTCAATATTTAAATGTTTTGGTAGAGTTTGACAGCGTTAACGATTTGTTTACGGTTGAATATGAAAATTTAGCGGGTACTTATTCCGCTATTATTAATATAGACGGATCAAATGTTGGAGTTAATCTTTTTAGGGTTCCAATATCTTTGGCAAAAATAGATAATAATTTAATTGACGGTTGCAAAATTAAAATTACATATTATAACGACGAATCTAGTACAACGGTTATATTTGATAATATTTTTACCTATCCAATATGCGAGCCAAAATATACGCCGGTACTTTGCGATTTTATTAATCGTCACGGAGGTTGGCAGACTTTAACATTTTACAAAGCTCAGACTAATAGCGTAACGGCTAAAAGTGACGAATATAAATTGATGCCTAACGAAGTTAATTATAATCCATTAAGAGG